TCCGCGCCGCGGTCATCAACATGCGTTCCTACGTCAAGTTCTCAGGGGTCAAGACCCTGAAGGATGTGATCTACCGTTGGGCACCCCCTCCTCCCGGCGGCGAGATCATTGGGCAGGCCGGTTCGGCGGTCGGCGGGGTGGACATGAACCACACCGCGGCTTACCTCCAGTCTGTGTGCCGCCAGACCGGCCTGCCCGCCGACTTCGACGTCACCGCGCTGGTGTCGTCCAATAGCTCGCCGTACTTCAAGGGCAAGATCGTCTCGATCGTCCGGGCCATGAACGTGGTCGAGGCGGGCAAGTCCACGATCACGCTCCTGGAGGCGCAGGCGGGCGTCAACATGGCTCTGGGCGTGCCGGAAGGCTACACTCGGCAGGACGACGGCAACATCATCCGTGAGGACATGAAGCAGTCGGAAACCCTGAAGATCAACACGCAGGGCCAGGTGGCCAACGTCGCGGCCACGGGTACGGCGGCGGTGACGGCCTTCTCCGCGATTAGCGATTGGAGGATCGCCGCGATCGTGGCCGGGGTTATCCTGATCGCTGGCGCAGCCACGGCCATCTACTTCTGGCGTCTGCGAAAGGACCGCAAGATGATGCACGAGAACGGCATTGCCTAGCAAGCGCGAGGTGATCCCCGACGCAAGCCGGGCTGACTTCTCTTTCGTGGTTCCGGGCATGGATGGCCTGGAACTGAAGATGCCCTACGCCAAATGGGAGGAGTTCCATGCGGCGCTGGGCAACGAACTGGCCAAGCGCATGAGGCTGGAAGAATGAAGTGGTGGGTCCTCGCCGCCGCGGTCATCCTGTGGGCGTCTGTTTTCATGGTCGCCCCGGCCCATGCGCATGATCAGTACAAGGACTGGAAAGCATGGGACGGAGGCTCGTGCTGCTCCGAGCGGGTTGAACACCCGAACGGCCATGTGACGGGTGACTGCCGCCCGGTGCGTGCAACACAGGACATGGACGGCAACTGGATCGCCTACGAACGAGGGAAAGAGTACCGTATCCCGCCGCAGGCCATCCGCCCCATCCAGTCCCCGGACGGGCGCAGCCACCTGTGTGAAATGCACGGCCATATCTTCTGTTTCGTTCCTGGAGAGGTGCGCTCGTGACCTGGTTCCTGACCCTGTGGCCGAAGATAAAGTTGTGGGCGATCGGCGCGGGTATTGCGCTGGTGTTCGTCGGCATACTAATATGGAGGGTGTTCGACGCTGGGCGTAACGAGGAGAAGATCAAGCAGGTTGAAGCCGTGTTGACCAACGTGCGCCGCGCCGCAGAGGCCCGCGCACAGGAGAGAGGGAAGCCTACCAATGCTGAAGATGACGAATTTAACCGTGATCGCTGGGGTCCTCGCTAGCTGCACCCCCGTCCCGATCGATACCTTCTGCACCAGTTACATTCCGGTCAGTTACTCGGCGTCACGTGACACGCCCGAGACGGTGCGCCAGGTCCAGGAGAACAACGCGGTGTGGAAGAAGCTATGCAAGTAGAGCTTCCCGCCCACTCCAAACTCGGCGCGTCCAGCACGCACCGCTGGTTCCATTGCCCTGGCAGCGTGAAGTTGATCGAGGCCATGGGCGACACGGCCAAGAAGTCCAGTTCCTACGCCGACGATGGCACGCTGGCGCACGACATTGCGGCACGCTGCCTGAAGTCGGGCGAGGACGCCAAGGTCTACATTGGCGAAGCGGACTTCGCCACGGAGGCTGAGTTCAAGGAGGAAGACGCCGTCGCGGTGCAGGTCTACCTCGACGCGGTGCGCAAGGAGATCGACGAGTTGGGCCTGCGCGGCAAGAAGATGGGTTCGCGCGTGCTGGTGGAGGAGCGCTTCCACCTGGCCGAAGTGCATCCCGACTTCTTTGGGACCACGGACTGCACTCTGATCGGCAAGACACAGGCCCAGGTGTGGGACTACAAGCACGGTGCCGGTATTATGGTATCGGCGGAGAAGAACACCCAGTTGATGCAGTACGCCGTGGGAGCATTGTATGGAACAGATGCGTGGGGGGATGACAACTTCCCCGTCGAGATCAACATCTGTCAGCCGCGAGTATACGGGGTGGAGCCTGTTAGATCGTGGTGGACAAGCGTGGGCGCACTCAAGGCATGGCTGCGTGACGATTGGCTTGCCGCCGCAAGAAGGACAGAACAGCCGTCTCCATTTCTACAGCCTGGTCCTTGGTGCAACTCCTCCTTCTGCCCCAAGCGACTGACCTGCCCTGCCATCAAGGAAATGCGGGCGCGTGTCCTGACCTACACACCGGAGATCATCAAGGCCATGGAAGACTGGGAACTGGGCCTCGCGGCCACCGAGACGAACATCGTGAAGGGCTTGGCCAAGGTCTTCGACGAGGAGATTTTCACCCGCCTGCGTGCGGGCAAGCAGATCAGCGGTTGGAAGATGGTGGCGAAGAAAGCTGATCGTGTGTTCAAGGACGACGCCCCGGTGGCCGACACGTTCGGTGAAGCGGCGTACGAGAAGAAGCTGAAGACACCCCCGGCCATCGAGAAACTGGAGGGCGGCAAGGACTTCGTGAAGAAGTACGCTTACAAGCCCGACACCGGCATGACCGTAGCCCCGGATACCGACGCCAGGGCGGGCCAAGCGGTGCGCAACCGTGACGCTGTTTTTGAAGGGAAGTTGTGATGGACATGCAAAAGCTAATTCACGCTGTGGATGAAGCCGCGTATCTTCTGTCAAGGGACCCATACCCCTGTTCACAAGACGCGGCGCGAAACCTGCGTGCCGCCCTGGCCGAAATGCTGCAGCAAGAAGTCCGCAAGCACGGTACTTGACCATTGTAAGTGTAGCGTGGCATAATAGTTGGGTTGAACGTTAACTACTTTGAAAGGCGAATTGTAAATGGCTAAGATTACTCCCTCCCTCGTCGTGATCGGTCCCGCCAAGCTGGTGCTGTACCATCCGATCCTCACCAAGACCAAGTTCGATGCTCGTACCCGCAAGTCCGTCGTGGACGATAAGAACGGCAGCTACAACGCTACCTTCCTGATCCCGCAGTCGGACACGGATACAGTCGAGGCGGTCAAGGCGGCCTATGTCAAGGCGGCGAAGGAAACCAACTCCAGCGTCGAGTTCAAGGACTGGAGCAAGAAGTTCACCCTCGGTGAGAAGGTGATCGAGAAGGCGATGAAGAAGAACCCCGACAAGTCCGCCGATCGCATGGCGTACATGAAGGGCATGTGGGTGCTGGAGGCCAAGTCCAAGTTCGCCCCCGACCTGTCGAAGGCGGTCGGCGGCAAGGCGGTCGAGGTGCCCGCGGAGACGGCGGACCGGGAGTTCTACTCGGGATGCCTGGTGAATGCCGAACTCAACCTGGTCGGTAGCCAGATCGAGAGCGGCGAGAACACGAACCGCTACCTGACGGCCTACGTCAACTTCATCGTGAAGGTTGGCGAGGGCGAGCGCCTCGGCCGCAAGAGCCGCGACGACGTGTTCAAGGGTGTGCTGGGTGGCTCCTCTGCCCAGGACCCGACGTCGGGTGACGAAGACTTCTAGCCGTGCGAACAGACGGCGGGTCGTAAACACCGCACTGACACGGCAGGCTACCGTGAGCCCGGTGAAAGTCCGGGCACTTTTTTAAATTGAGGACGGCCATTGCATATAACGATCGAAGAATGGAGGCAGGTAGTCGGGCACGCTGGCTACCAAGTTAGTAGTCTAGGCCGAGTTCGTAGCGTCCCCCGCGTTGTCCGCGGGCGTAGGTATAAAGGCCAGATGCTAAAACCTGGCGTGGCCAGTAGCGGCTATCCCACTGTAGCCATTGGTCGGAACAACACTAAGACGGTTCATTCGTTGGTGGCCGCCGCGTTCATTGGGCTCTGCCCAACGGGGCAAGAGGTTCGCCATAAGGATGGGGATAGAAGGAACCCGCGTCTTACTAACCTGGAGTATGGAACCCGTACTGAAAACATACGTGACGCTATGCGACATGGAACATGGGATCATAAGGACCATTATGCACGTCACCATAGATTTTGAGAGCTACAGCGAGGCCGACCTCAAGAAGACGGGGGCCTACAAGTATTCGGAGCATCTCAGCACTGAAGTCTTGTGCTTGGCATACGCCTTCAATGACGAGGAGCCGATCCTGTGGCACCCCGGTCCCGGCGCTACACACCCCGCGGGACTTCTTCAGGCTATCAGAGCGGGTGCGGTGGTCGACGCCCACAACGTCGGCTTTGAGCGCGCTATATGGGAGAACGTCTGCGTTAAGCGCATGGGCTGGCCCGAGATCGAGGCCCACCAGTACGACTGCACGATGGCTCGTGCGGCCAGTAGGGCGCTGCCTCTTGGGCTGGAGCAATGCGCCGCGGCCCTCGGGCTGGACGTGCGCAAGGACAAGCGCGGCAAGCAGCTAATCAACCTCCTGTGCAAGCCGCAGAAGCCCAAGAAGAAAGACCCGCGCACCCGCATCCAGGACCCGGAACTACTGGCCGAACTGTACGACTACTGCAAGCAGGACGTGCGTGTCGAGCAGCGTATTCGCAGGGAGTTGGGCGCGCTGCCCGCCCCCGAGCGGGGGGTGTTCCTGCTGAATGAGAAGATGAACTCGCGCGGCATTACGATCGACGTAGAGAGCGTGCACAACGCCATCGCGATCGTGAAGGAAGTCGAGAAGGAACTGACCGCGGAGCTTGTCGAAATCACGGGCGGCAGGATAGAGACGGCCAACCAGGTGGCCGAGATACTGGACTTCGTTCAATGGAAAGTGGATGGAGGATTGGATGACCTCACGGCAGACACCGTCGCAGCGGCGATCCCTCGCGCGGAAGCAGGCTCCGTCGAGCGGCGTGTACTTGAGATCAGAGCGTCGCTTGCGAAGGCCAGTACGAAGAAACTGGCTGGACTACTTGCTGCTGTATGTGCGGATGGCCGTGTTCGTGGCCTCTCGCAGTATCATGGCGCTTTCACGGGCCGTAATGCGGGGCGTCTCGTCCAGCCGCTCAACCTACCGCGACCTAAGCTAGACGCCGACCCGGAGAGCCTGATCGAGGCCATCGCCACCCGCGATCCCGACTGGCTGCGTATGATGTACGGCGACCCCATGCAGTGCGTGGCCGACGCCCTGCGTCCCATGTTCATGGCGGGGGAGGGCCAGAACCTCTGCTCCGTCGACCTGGCGTCGATCGAAAGCGTGGGTATCGCGGCCATCGCAGGAGAGGAGAGCAAGCTTGAGGTATTCAGACGAGGAGACGATCCATACTGCGTGTTTGCTAGCGCTGCTCTTGGTCGAACGATCACGAAGGCAAACGACCCGAAGGCGCGTCAGGACGTGGGTAAGGTGGGGGAGCTTGCTTTTGGTTTTGGCGGGGGTGTTGGGGCTTGGCGCAATTTTGACGACAGCGACAGGTTTGATGACGATGAAGTAAACGGCTTCAAGAACGCATGGCGGCGCAAGCATCCCAACATCGCCCGCCCGCCGTGGGATCAGGAAGTGAAGGACGGTGAGGCCGGTGTGGGCCTGTGGTATGGCCTACAGGACGCAGCGCACGAGGCCGTGCTGCGCCCCGGCAAGCAGTGTGAGGCGTTCGGGGTGAAGTACCAGGTGCGGGGGAGGTGGCTCGTATGCACCCTGCCCTCCTCGCGCAACATCGTCTACTACGATCCTCTGCTCAAGGAGAAGATCAACCCCCACACGGATAGGTCCGAAGTGGTGCTGACTTACATGAGCCAGAAGTCTGGCCACTGGCAGCGCATCGATACGTGGGGCGGGAAGCTGGCGCAGGGCGTGACGCAGGCGACGTGCCGCGATATCCTTGTGCATGGCCAGCGTCGGTGCGACCCTGAAATGCCCGTGCTGATGACTGTGTACGACGAGATCGTGACGGAGGTCGACGAGGAATTAGGTGTTGATCTCCCGGTCGAGCGCCTGATAGAATTTATGGTAGGCGATCTTCCAGCCTGGTGCGCCCATTGGCCCGTCAAGGCGGAAGGCTGGTGCGGCAAGAGGTACAGGAAATAATGGGAAAACTAAGTCGCGACAAGGGGAAGGTGGGTGAGCGCGAAGTGGCCGCGCTCCTCCGCGAGTATGGCTTCGAAGGCAAGAGGGGGGTGCAGTATCAGGGCGGCAAGGACAGCGCCGACGTCACCGGCTTGCCGGGCTTTCATATCGAGGTCAAGCGCACGGAGAAGCTGAACCTTGAGGCGGCCATGGCCCAGGCGCGGGCGGACTGCGGGGGCAACACCCCAATGGTGCTTCACCGCAAGAGCAAGAAAGATTGGGTCGTCATCATGGATGCCAGTGATTTCCTGAAGATGGTGAGGGGGTTTTAATGGCGAAGCTGGATGGGGTTAGCAAGGAACTGTATCCGGGTGAAGCGGAGGGCGTGTTTCGCGACATGGAGCGTCGCCGCAGGGCCGCCGAGCGAACTAACTTCCGTATATCCAACGAGCGGTTCGTCGAGCGCAGGGTGGCCTCGGGCTACAAGATCGTCTACAAGAACGTCGGAGGTTTCCGTGGATAGCTGGATCATCATAGGGCTGGCCCTCCTGTTCTGGCCGGTCATCGCCGCGTCGATCATCCTGACGGGGGTACTCGTCTGGTTCATGTGGCTGATCGCCCTCTCGACCATCAAGGGAATATGGGGTGACTTCTTTGGCCGTTAAGCGATACCTGTTCTCTAGATGTTAAAACCCCCTAGACCGAGGAACGCTACACCGGAGCAGGCCCGCGCGTACAACAGGTGGTGGAACGCTACGCACCCCGGTGCGGCGGCTAAGTCTTCTCGTGAGTGTAGGCTGCGCAACCTCAATAGAGCATTGGTGCACGCCGCAAAGTACCGGGCTAAAAAGCGAGGACTGGAGTTTAACTTAACATACGACGACATTGTCGTGCCGGAGTTTTGCCCTGTGCTGGGCATAAAGTTGAGTGTCAATATAGGAGAGAAGAAAATAAAAGACACGAGCCCCACAATAGACCGCATCGACAGTACGCAAGGCTACGTTCGTGGGAATGTGGTGGTAGTATCTTGGAGGGTGAACAGAATAAAGAATAACTCCACTATCGAGGAGCTACGTAAGATCGCGGATTATTATGAGGTTAACCAATGGTGAAAAGATATTTATTTAGTTGCATGCAGAATGATACTCCTCTGCACCGCCCGACGTGGAACAACCTGCTGGCCTTGGCCAAGCACTACAACGCACAGATCGTTCTGTCGCGCTTCGTCTACGACATGGCGGCGCACAACGAGAGCGGCAAGCCACGTATGAAGTCTGCCCGCGAGGAGCGATCGTGGGCGCGGGATGCCATGCCATATGTCCTCGACGAGCGCATGGTCGTGGCCAAGGGTCTGGAGTGGTGCGGCGAGTTGCAAATCCTGCCCACCGCGCGCCGCCCGATCAGCGGCTTCGAAAGCTACACCGGGCGCAACTCGTGCATCATCCCGCACCCCAAGGTGGCGCTGGAGAGTGTGGCGTCGGGCAAGCACGAAAGCACCAAGCTGATCTACACGACGGGCTGCGTCACTCGGAAGAACTATATCCAGAAGAAGGCGGGCCAGGTGGCGCAGTTCCACCACGCCTACGGCGCGCTCCTCGTCGAGGTGTCCGACCACGGGTGGTTCTGCCGCCAGGTCACGGCCACCGAGAACGGCACCATGTACGATCTGGACCTGCGGGTGAAGGACGGCAAGGTGACGACAGGCCACCGGGTCGAGGCGATCGTGTGGGGCGACGCCCACGTCCGCAAGGCCGACCCGGTCGTGGCCAAGTTGGCGTGGGCCAAGGGTGGTATCCTGGATACCCTGCGCCCCAAGCGGCAGGTATTCCATGACCTGCTCGACTTCCATTCCCGGAACCACCACGAAATCGGCAACGGCAGGATGCGCTTCCGGCGCTACGTTGGCGACCCGGAGGATGACTGCGTCGGTGCGGAACTGGACGAGGTGGCTGTAGCACTGGCCAAGCGTAGCCGCTCCTGGTGCGAGAGCATTGTTGTGGCCAGTAACCACGACGGCGCGCTGCTGCGTTGGCTGGACAGCGCGGACTACCGTAGCGACCCGCGCAACGCGCTCACGTTCCTCGATCTCCAGTCCGCGGTCTACCGGGCGGAGGCGGAAAAGGACCGTAGGTTTTCCGTGTTCGAACATGCTATGATGAAGCGCGGCATCAAGGGCGTGAACTTCCTGCGGGAGGACGACAGTTATGTCATTTGTAAGGACGCTAATGGTGGGATTGAGCTTGGTATGCACGGCCATCTTGGCGTCAATGGCGGGCGTGGTTCTATGCTTGGTTTCGCCCGAATGGGCCGCAAGTCATTTATCGGGCATGGCCACCGCGCTGGCATCGTTGATGGCGTTTGGATGGTTGGTACTTCTAGTCTCCTCGATCTTGGGTACAACTCGGGGCCATCCGGTTGGACACACACGTTCGGAATAGCGCAGCCTAACGGCAAGCGTCAGATGGTGACTATTTACGGAGGGCAATGGCGTGGCTAGATGCAATGACTGTGGAGCGAAGGGCGGGCACTACAAGTGGTGTGGGGTTAAGCACATGGAGGGGCTTCCGATAGAGCCGTTGGGCATCAAGCCTGTGTGGCAGCAGCCTTCACGGGCCGGGAGCTACAATGTGATCTCGTCCCCGGCGCACTACGCCCGGTTCGCGATCCAGCCGATCGACTTCATCGAGGCCAATGGGCTCGACTTCCTCCAGGCCAGTGTGCTGAAGTACCTCGTGCGCTTCCCGTTCAAGAACGGCGTGGAAGACCTGCACAAGGCGCGTGACATGCTTAACCGTCTGATCGCGCGGGAAGAAGCGAAGCTAGTGGGGGATGCGGGGCAGGAGGTTGGTGGTCAGCCATCCGCCGAACACCCCGAAGGCCGCGCCGATCGCGGAGGCGGTGCCAAGTAGCTTGGACCGACTATGCTCCAGGGAAGACACGCGCTTGGTAATATCCTTGTGGCTTTCCTGGAGCATACTCTTTATCTCGTGTATGCTGTGCTCCAGCCCGTCGACTTTACCCTCTACCCTCCCCAGCGCGCGATCTAGCTCGTGGCCCTGCATTAGAGCTTGACCATCACCCGCCAGAACGTACTGGGCGGCATCGACGAGCCTGCATCGGTTGTGAAAGCGTGGCCGTGTGGCGAATTGCTGACGTTGATGCCAGCGGAGCTGGCGCTGAAGGTGCCTCCGTTTTCATTTCCGGTTGTGCCCGTGTGCGTATGGGTTTCCGTCCCCACCGTCACGCCCACCGTCCTTGAAGTCAGCCCGCTCCCGGCCCCGGCCACGCCCATAAGGCGGCCCAGCGCCTTGGGCAGCGCAATCGTCTTGTTGGCCGCGAAATCCGCCGCCGCGGACGCACCTCGCCCGGTCGAAACCGCCGCCTGCGCGTTTGCAAAGTTCGTCCAGAGCAGGGTGAACAGAGCCGACGTGTCGGCATTTGCGCGCGTGGTTCCGCCGCTGGATGCGTTGCCGATCGTGCCGTCGTCTAGGATTACCCAACCAGTGTCAGCGGTCGCTTTCCACGTCCACTTGAGGTCGCCGGTACTCCACGGGCCATCCGCCCACGCAGGCTGCCCGCTTACGACAGTAAGAACTTGCCCCGCCGTGCCAACGGCCACCCGTTCTACAGCGGAAGCGCCGCGCCGCAGGATATCGCCCGCGGTGGTAAGCATGTTTCCAAGTACCTGGGCCAAGGTTCGGTTGCGCCACACCGACCCACTTGAATTATACTCTAGGAGGTCGAGGTCCTGTATGGTGGAGATAAGGGTGGGCAGGTCGGTGCCACCCTCAAACGCATCTACGTTCTCCCAGCCGTCTTCGTCGCTGTTGCCTGCGAGGACCTTGCCCGACACCGGCAGGGGGAAACTGATATCCCCGCTCTCAGGGTCATACGTGGCCGGGAGCTTGGGCGTCTGACGAGCGCGGCGGCGGACCTGCTGGACCTGCATCGTGGCGCGGTCGAGGCCCTCCTCGTTGACCTCTGCGGGGAAGCCGTCGTTGGCCTGGTAGTCGATCTCCTGGGTGTACGGCACCTCGCGCTGGATTACAAGGGTCGAGCCGGAAGCATAGGTGGCCACGGTGGTAAGCGATCCGGTGGACCCCGCCCCACCCGTCACGGTGTAATCCGTGGTGATGGTGAGGGTCGTTTCGACCGCCGTGGTGTTGTTCACCAGAATGACTTGAAGGTCCGTGTCGTCGAAAAACACGAACGGTACGGAGAATACCGTGGTCGACCCGTTGGTGGAGTACCCCACCCGCGAGGCGTCGGAGGGAACAGTATAACGTACCTTCATGGTCGTATTATACCCTATCAGCGGGGGGTCTGTCGAGGTGACAGGCCATACTGGTCGACAATTCCCTGTTCGACGCTGTCAAACAGCCACCTTGTCCCCAGGAAAGTGTTGTAGGGAAACACCTTGCGGATGGCGTGGACGTCTGCCCCCGTCATGGTGCCGTCCGCCATACCCCGCAAGGCGCGGGCAGTGTTGTCGATCGTGGCCGCAGTAGGGCCACCAAGCTGGCCCACGAGGCTGCGCCCCTGGAAGCGCTCGGCCTCCTGCCCAGTAAGGGTGCGCTGCAAGTTTACGCCCGTGGCCTTGCCGATCAGGGTGTCTAGGTTCATCATGTGTGAAAGAACCCCGGAGCGGTCGATACCCTCCCGAACCCACATGCGGGTGTCGCGCTCCTTGACCTTGCCGTCTGCTACAAGATCGCGCAGGGCCACGCCCATCATCCCCAGCCCGACCATGGCCAGCATGGAGGACAGTGCGTTGGCGTCGCGCTGCTGTAGCCCGGCCACCAGGATGCGGGTGTGGGAGGCGAAACCGAAACCCTGGAACTGGGTAATCAGGGAGCCAACCGGGCCTTGTGTCCACAGGGGGCGATCTGTCGCACCGGGCGTCAAGATGTTGCCGTCAATGTAGCGCAGCAAAGCCCGTTCGAAAGCGTTACGCGCCTCCATGTTCTTCCATTGATCGGCGTTGGAGAAGAACGCGCCGCGGGTGTTCTCACCCCACAGTTCACGCTCCTTGGCGATCAGTTCGACCTCGTAGTCCCCGATACCCCACGCCCGCATCTGCGCAGCCTGTACCTCGGTGAGAGGCTTGCCATCCGCCATGGCCGCGACCCGGCGCAGGAGGGTGTCCGCTCCGTTGTAAGAGGCATGGCTCTTGACAATGGTGTTCCACGGCGACACGCCGAACCACACCAGCGACTTGTGGGCGATCAGCCCCGAAAGCATTTCCAGTTTCGACTGGTTGGTGTACTGGTCCCCGATATCCGCAAGCTGGCCTGCGCGCCCGCCCATGAGCATGTCGTTGATCGTGCCTGCGCGCTGCCCTTCAGCCTTGGCCATCTTCAGGGACTTGAAGCCGTCCGTGAAGTGCCCAGCCAGCCCGCCGAACGTCCGCATGATGCCTTCGGACATGACCATGCGCCCCAGGTCTGGAAGCTGGGAAATAAGGGACGAGCCCATGAACAGGGGAATGTTGGAGTTCTTGATGACCTTGGCCACAGTGCGAGCGCCTGCGTAGCGCGGGTCCAGCGCGCCACTCGGTTCGGTGCCGCGGATGCGATGCACCAGCGCCTCGATCGTGCTGCGGTCACGCTCGTACATGGCCTCGATCTGGAGGTTCTTCTTTTCCAGCGCGGCGATCTCGCGGGGCTTGGGAGCCTGGCCTTCGCTCATCTTGGCGTCGGACTTCTCCGCGAGTGCGGCCAGCATGTCGTCCCGCTCGGTCTTCAGTTCCTTCAAAACGACGGCAATACCTTCGTCGCCGCCCATGATCTTCTGGTACGCGACGTCGGCGGCCATGGTGCGGATGTAGCGCGCCATGACATTGACCACGTTTCGGTCGACGAAGTCGGCCATGCCGTAGCGCCCGTCCGCCGTGCGCCAGTTGTCAGGAATATCGAAGGTGCGCTCCTTGGCGGACCCGCGGCCCTCGGGCACGGTTATCTTGCCGGGCAGGCGACCGTCAGGCTGGCCCAGGATTTTGCTGGTAACGCTGTCGGCCATTTCGTCCAGGAAATCTTCCGCGATCGGCTTGTCCGACTGACGACGGAAATAGTCCTTGACTAGCTCCTTCCACCCCACCGGGTTGGCCTTGATGCGCTCGTGGTGGTATACGCGCTGAAGATGGCTCTTGCCCGCCATCTTCTTGGCCACTGCCTCGGGGCTCTTGAACACGCCGACGCCCCATTCGGTCGCCAGGTCCGCGAAGTGCTTGTCGATCAGCCGCAGAGACTTTGCGGCGTTGCTGATAATGTCATGGGCACCGACGTCGTTCTCCGTCATGGCCGTGCCGATCGCGTCGTAGAACTGCCCGCGCGTCATCTTCGGCGCTTCACCCGCCTTGACCGCCTGCTTGTAGTCCGACCACGCCGTATCGACGTTGCGAACCATCTGCATCATGGCGGGCTCGCCCAGTATCTTGACCTCGGTTTCGAAGTCGTCTCCGTGGCGAGCGCCCTTGAAGTGGTCGTCTAGGAGCAGGCCAGTGTAGGCAAAGCGGTTGATGACGCGGCGCGAGGTTTCGAACATGGACGTCGACATGTAGAGCGACGGCATGGCCAGGCCGATCTTGGCCAGCTCGGCGGTGATCTCCGCGGCCTTGAACGAGCTACGCAGGCGGGCGGTAAACTCCGACGCAGGAGCGTTGGGGCCGGTGGCCGCAGACGAGGCGTCCTTGGGCGCAGGCGTATCCGCAATATTGGTAGCGCTATCCGCAGTTTTGGCCTTATCCGCAACTTTGGCCTTGGGCTCGGCGGGGAACCGCGCGAAGCCGCGCAGCCAGTCCATCGGGTCGCCCTGCGGATACAGCTTTAGCGGGTCGCGCCCCTCCGCCAATTCCTTTTCGAACGCGGCTTGCAGGCGTGCGATCTCCAGTGCGGCCTCGGCGCGGTCCTTTGGCGTGAGGCTGGCCTCGATCTCGGCCATCGCCTTCTTGGTCTTCTCGATCGTCTTGGCCAGCCGGGTTTCCGCCGCCTCCCACTCCGCGATCAGGTCCTCGTTCTCGCGCTTGAGGCGGTTGAGCGTGACCTTGGGCTGGAGGCTTTCCTGGATATCGGCCAGTTGATTCTTGGCTGCGGGCGTACCCTCCTTGGCCAGTGCGTCCATCAGGTCGATGGTGAGCTGGTCGCGCGGCATGACCATGCGTGTGACGGGCGTGGTGGGGTCGGCCTCAAGGCGGGAGATACGCTCGTCGGCCTTCTGGATTTCGTTCGCCAGGCGGGTGACGTCGTCGAGGAGCTTGGGCTGCGTCTCCGCAACGTAGTTCAGGATATCGTTGTCCGCCGCCTTGACCACGTTGTTGCGGGGCAGGGTAAAGTTCGGCGCGTTGTTGGCGTCTAGGTATCGTCCTACCGCGGTAGTGTCGAACAGGCCCGCCTTCGGGGGAGGCAGGTCGCCCAGGCTGGACGCACGAAGGACCTGCGTAATGTCGTTCTCGACCTGCTTGCGCACGCCGTCCTGCATGGTCTTGGTAAGCTGCGCAAGCTCGCGCCGCCCCAGTGTGCCCGCCACGGAGCCGATAACGCCGCCCACAATAAGAGCGCCCAGCACACTGGCCGCGCTCTCCTCGGCGGTGCGGGTGATCTGTGTGCCTTGCAGGATGGCCTCCTGCGCGCCTGCGCCCGCCGCAGCGGATACGCCCACGCGCCCGAAGGAGCCCAGCGCCACTGCCGCCCTGCCGCCCTTGACGAGAGGCCCGGCCATGGGGAGGACGGTCGTAGGGTCGACCACCGCAGCGACCGTACCGATCAGCCACTCGGGCAGGGGGCCACTGGCCATGGCCTCCCGCGCCGCCTTCTCGTCTGCGATCCTGAAGCGGATGGCCTCGATATCGCGGTAGCTGTTGGCCCCGGTGAAGCGATCGCTGTACGCCTTCTCCTCGGGGGCCAGGAAATCCTCGGCATCGAACAGCGCTACGGCCAGAGGGTCCGTCTGCGCGAGGTTAGCGTCTGGCAGCGCGCTGTCGCTCATCAGGGAGCCGACCGTGTTCTCCAGCCTGAACGCCGCGCGGGTCTGCTGCGACAGGCGGGACATGAGCGCCTGGTCCTGCCCTTCCGGCTTGTTGAAGCGCGCGACGACTTCCGGCGCTAGCGGCTCTACTTCTGTTTCGAACGGCAACTACTCGGCTCCCTTGCGGAGCGGCGGGCGCTTGCCCATACGCTCTGTGTTCCTTGCCTTCTCGATCGCTCGGTTGACTTCGAACTGACGGTCCTTCAGATCACGCGCGATACGTTGTGCGTTGATATCCGCATAGGTCGGGTCTTGGAGGGCTTCGGCCTCGGTAGGAACTCGAAAGCGCGGGATACCCGCCACGTTGTAGTATTCGCCTTCTCCACCTACGCGGAGAACCTGCACCTGGTAGGTGGGCAGACGGTTTTCACGCAAGTCCTGCTCTGTCCGATTGTCGGCCACCAATCTATAAGACGACAAGTTGGGGAACTTCGGGTCTTTGACGAGGGTAATGCCCGCAGTTGCGAGGCCCGGCTCGATCTGGTTCTGGAGGATGCGGGCCTGATCTTCCTGCGGCAGCGCACGTAGGCTCGGAGGCAGGTATCTTTCGGGCGGGCGAAGGGCGATCTGCGCGCGGCTGCCCGCGGGGTCCATGCCACGGTTCTCCAAGTCTTTAGGGTCAAGCTCGTTGAACGGTTTGCCAACCGCGCCCACCATGGTCGCGCCGTACCGCTGGTCAAGCGTAGTTTTGGCGATGGCTCGTGCGGTGTCCTCCCGCCCGGTCCGCATAAATGCCATCTCATACGCACGCAGCCATTCGCCCTGCAAGGCGACGTCCTGCCCCGGTATTTTCACGAACGGCATGTTGCGGGTTCCCCACGACGTCGTGGCCGCTTCAACCTCGCTGGCGAGATTGAGCTTGGGAATGATCTTGCTGAGCGCCACCTTGCGGTCGTTTTCCTCCGTCAAGGATACAACGCCCTTGTCCATGTGCGTCGCAGCGGCTTGCTTGTACGCCTCCGACTTCGGCACACCTTGCTCGATCATGCGCTTGGCCTCGCTGCGCACGATGGCCAGCGTGCCAACTTTGTCGAGCTTGGCATTGTCGAGTGCACGCGGGGCGGTGTTCTCCAAATCGTCCGCGGCTTCGGCGGCGAAGGCCACTTGCCCGGCGCGGGACTTGTCGGTCGTCTTGTCGCTGTTCTCCAGCAAGTCCTTGAATTGGCCGTAGAGCATACCGCTTGTGCCCGCGATCCCGGCCATGACTTTGATGGCGGTAGCGCGCTGCTCGGGGGTGCCCTCGATCGCGATACGCCCGATGGGGATACGCCCCAGTGCAATGTTCACTGCGCGATCCAGGTTCTCTTGGTTCTTAGGCGTGCCGGTGTTGAACTCCTCCAGCGCCACCGCGTCCTTGGCCTGATCCTTACGCAGCGCCTCCTCGCGGTTGTTGAGTGTGCGTACCGCCGTCAGGTAGCCCTCGGGCGAGATAGCGCCACGAGCCTTCATCGCGTCCAGATTGGCGCGGTTGTTCGGGTTGATCTCCTTGTTACCGGAGAACTGATCGTCAATGTCGACGAGGTAGGTAGCGATGTTTTGCGTGCGGGCGCGATCACCGTCAGCGCGGGCCTTGCTCTCCTTACCGTCCACATAGTTCGACAGGCCGGTGATGACACTGGTATCCAGATGCTCGGCCTGCGCCTTGATGGCCGAACGCGCGGCCCCGAAATTACCCTTCTCCGCGTAGCCAATGACCTGGTTCTTGGCGAACTCGTCCGCGGCCTGCCGCGAGAACGCGCGCAGTGTGTTGGGGTCCATGCCCGCCTTGAGGCGTTCCATGTCGGCCTGATGCTCGGCCAGATACCCGTTGGCGTTCGCTGGGTCGTTCCTGATCTTGGCGGACGTCGCGTTCATCGCGTCCTTGGCCGTGAGCAGGCTTTCCTTGCTGACCGCATCCTTGCGCAGCTTGATACCAATAAGCTCCGCGCCCGCAGCGTGACGGGTGAAGCGGCGCTCCAGATCGTCCCGCACTACCGACGTGGTAATACCCGACGTCTCCATGGCGGACTTGGACGCTTCGCCCCAAATCTGCTTGATGCGCTCCGGGTAATCCGCGGCCATCGGGTCCAGTTCGGACATGGCCTTTTCGGCGCTCGTGACCGCCGCCGTCTCGGCCTTCACCGACGCGACGCTGTCACGCTCAATGTTGATCTTCTGGATGGCCTCCAGCGCGACGAGCGCGCCCGCGCCGATATCGGTGGCCACCGAGCGGTTCAGGCCCGCGGAGCCGGGGCTGCCGGACGCTACCGACCGGGCGCGGTTGCCGGTGCTTTCGAACTCGGTGCCGGGGAGGCGGGTCGACTTGTTCGCCATTACGCCTTTTTGGCCTCACCGTACAAAGAAGTCATGCCGGGGATAGCGTTCGTGAAGCCCTTGATGACCGCCGCATCCGCTGCCTGCTGGCCCGCCTTCATGGCAAACCCGGCCTTGGTACGGAGGACGGACTGCCGCGCCTCGCTATCCTGGATCAAAGAGAGACGCTGGGTTTCGAACAGGCCCTCGCGCGAGGCGATGAAGTCACCGTCCATGCCGCCGCCCTGCGCGGCCATCACGGCGCGTGTGCGGGAGATCGTGGCCGTGCGCTCGCGCGTTTGTGCGTCGAGATCGCGGTTCAGCGCGATCTTCTCCTGCTCGGCCTGGTAGTTGTAGAAATCGCGGTTGTAGACGCCTTCGTCGTAGGCTTGGTTGCTGTTCATCAGGCCGCCAGCAATCGAGCCGACAGCGGATACGCCCGCGAAGATGGCGGTCATGGGATCGTACCTAACGCGCATCGTATTCTTCCGGCGAAAGATTTCTCTTACGACTATTCTCGTCTTTCGGCATAAGCTGGAGGTTCCACGGAACATGAAGCCCGGAACTGTTTTTTCCACGCAGCGGGTAGATATGGTCGACGGACTGGCCGAACATCGCAGCGATCTCGTACACAAACTTTATGTCTGAAAGGTCTACCCAAGGGGGCGTGGCTTTCTTTACATGCGCCAGGCGCGCGGTCACAGCGGCTCGGACTGCGCCCCGGTTTCGCTTCTTCCATTGCGCAGCCGCCTCTCGGCACCGATCTCTGTTAGCTTCTACCCATGCTTTATTGCCCGCTATTTCTTTTTCGCTGCGCCGAACGCCCTTGCGCCGTGCGTTGATACGAGCGTGATACGCTTCTTTGTTTTTATGGTACGATGCTAAAGCGCGGGCGGACCGACACTTTAAACATTCGGCGTAAGTTCCGCCCCCCGCCGATACGTGGCGCTTGCCAAAAACGGAAACGTCCTTAGCTTCTTTGCACTTTGTGCAGGTTTTCAGGAGCGTATCCACGTATCCATAACTCCGTTCTGGTCTATTTTAACCTTTCGGAGGCCCAATAGCAACATGAAGCGCTCCCCGTCCCGGTTGGTACGGTCCACCCTGGCCCAGCACTTGCCGTACATGCCCAGCATGGCGCGGGTGTAGCGCACGAGGCGGACCATGTGGCGGCGCAAATCTGCGCCCAAATACGCCCAAATCTCGCGGTACTGGTTCGGTCCCAGCGCGGCCACCGCCTTGCCGTCGACCTCCATTGCGAAGGAGAACGGGCTTTCGGTGAGCGAGTGCAGCACGAGGGGGTTGGCGCGGAACACCGGCTGCGCCTCGGCATGGCGGGGCTGAAGCTCGATCTCGTAGAAGTCCGATACCTTCAGCGGTCTAAATCTAACCTTCATTGAGCATGAGCCTCGGGCACACGGCCAGCACGGTCATGGGAAGGGGCTGCGTGTTTTCGAAGTAGACCGTGGGCTCGACGCCCCATCCACCTTCCACGGAAATCTCCTTGGTGCCGGTGAACAGCGGGGGCGACTGATCCATGGGGCCGTTGCCTTCGCGCAGGTTGAGCGGAGACAGGTGGCGGTCGAGGCCATTGCCCACGCCGAACGACCCACCCACAGTGTTGTGCAGCACAACGGCGACCTTGTCGATCGACGTAGGTTGACCTTGGCCGGAACCCATCCGGGCGCCCTCGGTGAAGCGCTGCGTCTCGCCGCGGTAGCTGTAGGGTAGCCCCACGGCCACGATGGAGGCGCGGCGTTGAAGCGTGATCGCGCCGCTATCGACCACGACGTCGGGATGAACCATGCCGTCCGCCAGCACCGATACGGTCAAGCCTTCCAGATGGCCCAGCCCCGTGATCGTCGTCACCTCCTCGCGCGCGAGCGGGGAGTTGTAGTTGGTCGTGGACGGGTCAACCACGTCGCCCAGGTCGTCCCAGTCCGTCGTGTTGATATAATTGCCGTCGCCGTCCTTGAGCTTGAACGTATTGGTGGTCTTGTCCGACACGATCGCGGACAGGCGATCCATTTCTGACGGGCCTTGCGGGGCGCGCAATTTGACCCGGTCGCCGTCCAGGAAGCCGTGCGCCGTGGCCGTGAACACACCCTGCGCCGCCTTGGTGAAGCTGGCGATCAGGACCGGGTTGTCGAACTTGAGGCCCATGTCCACGAAGTACGCCTCGTCGAGCGCCCTGATCCTCTCGTCGTTCGTGGCGCGCTCGTAGGACAGCGCCGGGCGGTACTGCTGATCCATGTAGCAGACGTACTGTTCCGTCGTGCCGTCGACCTCGATCGTGGCCAGGAACCATAGTTCGTGGGCGGTGGAGGACGGGTTCTGGCATACCGCGATATCGTCGACCCGCGCTAGGCCGTTGGCGATCGAGTGCGGGTGGACGCCAATGACCTTCTGGTCGGGCTCGTAGGTGAGGCCGATCAGCGAGCCGTCGCCATGCACCATCCAGATCGTGCTGTCGGGCGTAGCCTGATACGCCATGCGCAGGATACCACCACGCCCGTTGACGTCGCTGTCCGGTACGTCTTCGGCAAGGAGCATCAGGTTGCGCGAGGAGAAGTTGTCCTTGACCACCTCGTAGCGCAGTTCGAACAGCTCCCGCAGGTTCGACTGCACAAACATGATCTGGTTGTCGATCTGCACCGGGGTCTTGTACGCGGAGCCACGATACGTGGCCGAGCGAATGACCGCGGCGTTGGGGGTCAGCACGCCGCTGGTGTCGGCAGAGAACATGCGGAACTCGCCGCCCGCCGAGCCGATCGCCATGTAGTCCGCCTGCGAGGCCAGCCACATGATCGTCTGGAGACGCTTGCCCTGCACGCGCTTCACGATCGACTTGTCGTCCTCGTTGATCGTGGGTGTTACGCCGTAGGCGAGGCCGCGGAAGAAGTTGTCGTAATCGTCCGACACAGAGCCAACGATCACGTCCGGGGCCGTGCGAGAACCGCCGTACCACAGGCGACCGTCGTGGAAGATCACAGCGCGGGGGCCGTCTGTGTCGGAGAACAGGCCGAGCGCCCAGTCCGGGGTGGCGCTGCTCCCTGCCGGGTCGGCCAACACCTTCAGTTCGGTAGCAATGACAACTGTGGTCGAGGATACCGTGGTGATCTCGTACACACCGTCATGGAAGCGCAGCGTGCGCCCTACGTCGTCGGCAGTCGTGAAGCCACCCGGCTTCGGGACCGCGGAGAAGGTGAAGGTGTAGGGGCTACCGCCGCCTGTCTTGGTGCAGGTGATCGCCGTGATGTTCGACGGCTGCATCGGCGCGTTGCCGTCCTTCCACGACACCTTCGTCCAGGTGAAGGAGGTGAGGCTGGTGCGCGACAGCTTGTACGGATGGCCGTTGGGGTGGACCATATACATGACATCGACCTGCTGGGCCACACGTAGGTCCTGCTGCTCGTCGTTGTCGTAGGTCGTCACCGTCTCCAGCGGCGTGCCGGGGCTGCTCTCCACCTGGCCGTGGTTGGCGTAGTAGCGGATGTAGTTGTGCCCAACCTCCATGATGTACTGCTGGTCGGAGGCTACGTCGAACGGGATCAGGGCGTTCTTGGCGCTGGTGCGGTTCTTGACCTCGTTCACGAAGATCGAGCCCGAGCGGCGCATGAACCCGCCGTGCGGCAGGATTTGCCCGTTGAGAGCTTGTCTTAATCCTTGATGGTACGCCTCCAGGTCGTCGCGCCCGCGCAGACGGCGGGTGAGAAGGCCCGCCGTGAAGTTGGCTTGGATCGGGTTGTATCTTGCCACTAGACGACAGGACCCACGCGGAAGGGATAGTTGTCGGAGAAGCGGCTGTCGATCCAGTCAGAGGCCACGATGACCTCGGGGGTGTTCTGGATCGCGCCCTTGAACTTGGCCTGCTTGGCGGCCTGCTCGCGGCCCTGCACGAGCGCGGTGTAGCGGTCAGTGCCCTTGGTCAGGTCGTAGAAGATAGTCGTGGCCAGGAGGTAGGACAGGTACTTCACGAACTCCGGGGAGTACATGCCGGGGTCGGTGACGCGCTTGACGTAGACGATCTTGAGCGGGGCGTCGTCGGCCAGGATGTAGTTTCCTTCGCGCTTGAAGATAGTTTCACTGGCCGTGTAGTTACGCTTGCTCTCGTTCTGGTCGTCGCCAATTCCGATAAGCTGGAGCAGGTCGGACGGCACGGTGAAGCGGTTGGTGAAACCGAACAGCGGGGCAGCGGGATCGGCGGCCAGTTCGGCGCGCTCGATCGCGAAGTACCAGCGGTAGTCGGTGAGCGCCTGGTCGAGGACGAGGTCGTAGACGCGCTTCAGGACCCGCGCCGCCTTGCCGTCCTCGTTCAGCGACGTGATGGACGGCTCGCCGCAATGGGTGAGCGCTACGTTACAGATTTGGATTTGGCTCGCCATACCCGGATACTATCACGGATGGAGGGCAAAGAGAAACCCCCTGTCCACGAGGGACAGGGGGCCGCGGCGGGGGAGGAGGGTGAGGGAAACGCCCGCCGCTAGGACTACTCTGCCGTGGTGCCGGACGTAGCGATGCCCGATACCTTGGACGCCTTGGAGGACTGGCGGTGGTAAGAACGCACCAGCGCCGCAATCATCTTCTCGACGTCCATGCCCGCCGTAATCGTGTTGTCAATCAGGAGGGCCACGGACCCCGTGAGGGACCCGCCCGTCCCGTAGGTCACAGTGACCTGCCGAGACGGGGTGATCGAGGCGTTGAGGGTAAGAGTGGCCAAGAGGCTACTCCACCGCGTAGAGGACGTAGCCGCGGAGCGAGCCGCTGTCCGGGTTCGCACCCTCCAGCTTGGCCGTCAGGGTGATGGCCGTCGACAGGCGCTCGCGGCCAAGGCCGTAGAGGGCCCAGGTGTTCGCGAAGGCCGACGTGCCCGCAGCCGTGGCAACGTCCAGTGCCGAGAGGTACTTGTTCTCGGTCGTGCCGTCGCCAATGTCGAGGGTCACGGACGAACCGAAATCGGTGAAGTCGATGAACCCGGTGATGATGCGAGCGCCCACCGGGAGCTTCGCCAGTTCGACGAGGTCGTTCTGCGCGGCGTCGCCCGTCCAGGTGAACGCCTGGACGCGGACCTTGCCGTTCGAAACACCGCTGTCCGGCTTCGTCTGCGGAGTAGCGCGAAGCCCGGTGATGATATCAGAGTAGAGAGTGGCCATGTGTCAGGTTCCTTGGTTGACGATTAGGCTTCGCTGCACAGGACCGAGACAACCATCTCGTCTTCCGTGCGGACCGCGGTCCACGAGCCGCAGGTATAAATCTGCTGCGCGTAGCGCTTGTCCGGGCGGGGAGAGGCCGTGGTGTTCGGGGCCATGCCGTCGATGAAACGGATGGCGGGCTGCGCCCAAGCGAAGCAGTTGCGCACGCTGGACGTCGAGATCAGGCGCTCGGTGCGGATGAACTTGAAGCCCAGGAAGGTGTCGACCTGGCCCTGCACGAGGGCCTTGACCGTGTTGAAGTCCTGCGATGTCACCTTGTCGTCTTCCAGAAGCTCGCGCATCTGGCGGGACGTGGCGGCGAAGAAGCGCGGGTAGAACTCGTCGACCTCGTTGGCGTCGAGGATTTCCTTGGCGCGGTTGAGCTTGTCGATCGTCAGGCCCGTCGAGCCCGAAGCAAGCTGCTGGCTCGCGGTCGGGAAGGCGGTCGTGCCCGAGCCGGTGTGGCCCGTGACGGCGGTGCGGTACAGCGCGTCGATGATGGCGTCGTCCATGCCGCGGCCCATCGTGCCCGCGTGACGCATGGTGTAGATGCTGTCAAGCTGGATCAGCATCTTGACGCGGTCCTGCTTGTCGATCAGGTCGGCCACGTCGTAGTCCTTCATGAACCACCAGCGCCGGGTCTGCGGCGTGCTGTTCAGGGGCGTGTCGCCATGGCGCTCGTTGATCTCGTTCGGGGCGTCGATGCCGCCCGTGATTTCGATCGCGCCGCTCTCGCCCGTGCCCTGCTCGCGCATGACCGCGGGGAGCAGGCGCGAATAGCGCTGCTCTGCAAGCAGATGCACGTTGCTGGAGAACTGGGTGACATACGACACCGGAATGTCGACAGAGTAAAGAATACGCATCAGATACGTTGCCTATTGGATAGGTTGTGGGGGGTTCGGTGGAACCGCGCCGGGTGTCCCTATCCAGGGGCCGAACTTGGTCCGTGGGAGTATGGTTGCCACACTCCCACGGAATTGTCAAGTCCTACTTCTTCCAAAGGCTAGAGAGCGCGCCCCGCAGCGCCAGGCCAAGCACCAGCACGCCGATCGCCACGCCCGCGAGAACGCCCAGGAAAATCCACAGGATCGTCATCATTTGGCGCTCCGCCTCTCGGCCTTGGCAAAGAACTCCTGAGCCTTCGTTTCAAGCTCGCGGCGCTTCGTCAGGTTGGGCTCGTTGATGGCCTGGTTGATGAGCTTCTGGCCCTCGGCCTTGGCGTCGTCGGGGGTGATGCCCGAGCCGAAGTCGCCCGGCTTGTCGCCGCCGCCCTCGTCCTCGGCCAGCATCTTGCCGACCTTGGCAAGCATCTTCAGGACCGGACCGTCCGTACCCAATCCTGCCCGATT